GCTTAGAGGGCATTTTGAATCAGACATTAATAGCCGTAAGGACTGGGCTGAAACCTTTGTCAAAGGGCTGGATGTACTGGGATTTAAGTATGAAGAACGTACTGAACCGTGGGAAAATGCCTGTGGTGTATATTCTAACGTATTAGCAGAAGCTGCTATTCGTTTCCAAGCAGAAGCGATGAGTGAGACTTTCCCTGCTGCTGGCCCTGTCAAGACCAAGATTTTAGGAGAGATAACCCAAGAGAAGGAGGATGCCGCCCTCCGTGTTCGTACTGACATGAACTATGAACTTACAGATGTCATGGTGGAATATCGGCCAGAACATGAACGGTTACTCTATAGTCTTGGTTTGGCAGGGTCAGCGTTTAAAAAAGTGTATTTCGACCCTAACCTTGGCAGACAAGTTGCTATTTACATACCCGCTGAAGATGTTGTTGTACCTTATGGTGCGTCTAATCTGGAAACAGCGGAACGTGTTACGCATGTCATGCGTAAGACAAAAAATGAATTGATAAAACTACAAGCCGCTGGGTTCTACCGTGACGTGGAACTGGGCGACCCCCTGACGTTTCGCACGGATATAGAGGAAGCAAAAGCTAAAGAGGATGGTTATTCTCTTAATGCAGATGACCGATATTGTGTACTCGAAATACATGCTGACCTGATTATTGACAGTGATGAGCAACCAAAACGGCAAAGGTCACGGGGTATGGGTTTAGCCCGTGGAGAGGAGCAGGATGATGATGCGCTTCAAATAGCTAAACCCTACGTAGTTACTATAGATCAAGGTACAGGGACAGTATTAGCTATACGCCGTAACTGGAATCCTGACGATCCTTTGACGCTTAAGCGTCAACATTTTGTACATTATGCGTATGTACCAGGATTTGGGTTCTATGGTCTTGGTTTAATTCACATTATTGGTGGTTACGCCAGAGCAGGAACTTCCATTATTCGTCAATTAGTTGACGCAGGTACATTAAGTAATCTTCCTGGGGGGCTTAAGGCACGGGGATTTAGGGTGCAGGGGGATGATACTCCCATTGGCCCTGGTGAGTTTCGGGATGTGGATATTCCTAGTGGGGCTATCCGTGACAATATTATGATGCTTCCTTACAAGGAGCCGAGCCAGACCTTGTTGTTGTTGCTTCAGCAGATAACTGAAGAGGGCCGCAGGTTAGGGGCTATCAGTGATATGAGCATTTCCGACATGAGTGCAAATGCTCCTGTTGGTACAACCTTGGCGTTATTGGAACGTACCCTTAAACCCATGGCAGCAGTACAGGCGCGGGTTCATTATGCAATGCGGCAGGAATTTAAGCTTTTGCGGGCAATTATTGCTGAGTATGCCCCCCAAGAGTATGAGTACACGCCTGATCGGGGTGTGCCTCGTGCTCGGCAAGCCGACTATGCAACGATAGAAGTAATTCCGGTTAGTGATCCTAATAGTACTACGATGGCGCAAAGGGTGGTGCAATACCAAGCGGTATTGCAGATGTCCCAAGCGACTCCAGAAATATATGATCTGCCTCAGTTGCATCGGCAGATGATTGAGGTTCTGGGGGTTAAGAATGCTGATAAGTTAGTGCCAGGGGGACTTGAGAATATGAATCCTCTTGACCCAGTTAGTGAAAATATGAATGTGCTGATAGGTACACCGATAGAAGCATTTATAAACCAAGATCATCAAGCGCACCTTACTACCCATCAGTCTTTTCTAGCTGATCCAATGATCGCCCAACAAATTGGAGAGAGTCCGATGGCAAGTCAGATTGGGTCAGCTATGCAAGCGCATATAGCAGAGCATTTGGGGTTTCTGTATCGTAAACAGATGGAAGAAAAGTTGGGAGTTACCTTACCACCGCCTAACGAACCACTTCCTCCTGATATGGAAGTTCAGTTGTCTAAACTTCTGGCAGATGCGGGTACTCAGTTAACCCAGCGTCATGAAGCGGAAGCAGCGCAACAGAAAGCACAGGAACAAGCCCAAGACCCGATTGTGCAGCTTAAACAGGCTGAATTGGAACTTAAAACCCAAGGAGAGCAGCGGCTTCAGGAAAAAGATGCAGCGGATATTGCAATAGCGCAGGAACGGGTTGATTTGGATAAGAAGAAAGTGCTTATAGATGCGGCTAAGGAAGGAGCAAGGATAGATGCGCAGGTAGCGCAAACTGATAAGAAAGCGGATGTTGATGCAGCTAAAACTTTATTGGAGTTGGCTAAAGCCGAAAAAATTACTGAGGAAAGATAATGGCTAAAACCGTCTTTGACGTGCTGAATGATAAATTTACAGACCATAAACGCTCTAGCGAAGAATTTTTAACTTCCGGCGGTTGTAAAGACTTTGCTGAGTACAGACAAGTGTGTGGTGTTATTCGAGGTCTGGATACTGCATTACGAGAAATAAATGACCTTGCGCGTAATTATATGGAAGATGAAGATGACTGAAATGACAGCGTTGGAAGTAAAAAGAAAAAAACGAATAACTAAAGAAGAGGATGAGTTAGAAGCAGCTATTCCGCGTCCGGTAGGGTACAGGGTACTTATTGCATTGCCAAATATAGAAGATACGTTTGGTATGGGTGAAATTGTTAAAGCATCGGGTACTAAACATGAAGAGTATGTCTTATCTATAATTGGACTTGTAATAGATATGGGTTCGGAAGCTTATGCAGATAAAGAAAGGTTTGCTACAGGGCCGTGGTGTAAGCAGGGAGATTATGTGATGTTTCGGGCTAATACCGGGACTCGTTTTACAGTAGGAAATCAGGAATACCGTTTAATGAACGACGACTCCATTGAGGCAGTTGTCAGCGATCCGCGAATTATTTCGCGTGCTTAGGAGAAAACAATGCCTATAGAAAGAGTAGAGTTTGAGTTCCCTCATGAAGAAGAGGGGGAAAATAAGTTTGAGATTGAAGTGGAAGGTGTAGAAGGGCGTGAGAATGTTCTTCAAAAAGATAAAGAGGTAAAAGTTGAAACTAAAGCTGCTGAAATAGAAGTAGAAGTAGTAGATGATACTCCTGAAGTAGATAGGGGGCGTAAATCTTCTTTACCTCCAGAAGCAGTAACCGATGAAGAGCTTGAGCAATATTCCGATAAAGTTAAAAAGCGCATTAAGCACTTTAGTAAAGGGTATCATGATGAGCGACGGGTAAAAGAACAGGCCCTTCGTGAAAAAGAAGAAGCTATAGAATATGCTAAAAAAGTTACTAGGGAGAATAGACAACTCCAGGGAGCAGCGGATAAGAACAGAGTTACGATGGTTGAACAGGCCAAACTTACTGTAGGTAATGAAGTAGAAGCGGCTAAAAGAAGCTATAAAGCGGCGTATGAAGCGGGGGAAGCGGATGCGGTATTAAGTGCCACAGAAGCGTTAACTGCGGCTAAAATACGCATGGAAAAAATTAATAGTGTAAGGCTTCCTCCTTTACAAAAAGAGGAAGATGGAGTAAAAGTAGCTCAAGAGTCCCCTACTGCTCCTCCAGCCAGGCGTGTTGTAGACCCACGAGATAAAGAATGGGCTACAAAAAATCCTTGGTTTGGTGAAAAAGAGGGGGTTGGTTTGGAAATGACTGGGTTTGCTTTAGGGATGCATCAAAGGTTAGAGAAGGAAGGAATTACAGCAAAAAGAAACCCAGATGAGTATTACAATCGCGTTGACACGCGTATGCGCGAGATATTTCCCGCGCAGTTTGAAGATGGAGATACGGGTTCTGTAGAATCTGCAAAACGAAAACGGGCTACAAATGTGGTTGCTGCGGCAACTCGAAGTACAGCACCAAGAAAAATTGTACTTACGAAAACACAAGTAGCACTTGCAAATAGGTTAGGGGTTCCATTGGAACTATACGCTAAAAAAGCTGCTGAAGAATCGAGGAAAAATAATGGTTGAAGATAAGAGATTAGATCGTGCATTAAATACTCGTGAAAAGACTTCCCGAAAACGTGCATGGGTAAGGCCTGAAGTTTTGCCAAGCCCAACTCCCGAAGAAGGGTATACTTTTCATTGGGTACGTATAAGTACCCAGGGCCATCCCGATCCAACCAATGTTTCTTCCAAATTACGTGAAGGCTGGGAACCTGTAAAGGCTACCGAGCACCCTGAAATTCAACTTGTATCGCTTGAAAATGAACGATTCAAGGATAATATTGTAATGGGTGGTTTGTTGCTTTGTAAGGCACCAGTTGAACTTGTCGCAGAGCGCAATGAGTATTATGAAAAACAGGCCTCCGCTCAGATACAATCCGTCGACAATAATTTAATGCGAGAGAATGATCCTCGTATGCCTCTTTTTAATGAGAGGACAACAAAGGTGACTTCTTTCGGTAAAGGATAATTTAGGAGCTTATTATGGCTTATCCCACTGTATCAGCCCCTTACGGGCTGAAGCCGATCAATTTGGTCGGCGGACAGGTATTTGCCGGAGCTACACGTCAGTTTAAAATTGCTTCAGGATATGCAGCAAATCTTTTGAGCGGGGATGTTGTTAAGATAATTAGTGACGGAACCATTGAAAAAGATACTGGCACGGCTACAGCAACTCCTGTTGGAGTTTTTTTGGGAGTCGCCTATACAGACCCAGGGCAAAATCAACCTATCTGGAAGCAATATTGGCCTACAGGTACGGTTGCTAGTGATGCTATGGCGTATGTATGTGACGATCCCGACCAACTCTTCAGAGTAGCAGTTACTGCCGCAGGTACGAGCACCATCAGTTCGGTTGCACGTACTGCAATAGGTAATAACTCTGCTCTTATCCAGGGCACTGGATCAACTATTACAGGTGATTCAGCGATTTCCATCAGCGCAACTACTGCGACTACCAACACTCTCCCAATCCGTATTATCGACATTGTGCCGGACACAGCTACGGCTGCTGACACTTATGTTGAAGTGATTGTGAAGTGGAATTTTGGTATGCACCAGTATCACAACGCTACTGGCGTATAGGAGGCTAACTAATGGCTATTTCACGAGCGCAGTTACTCAAAGAGCTATTACCAGGCCTTAACGCTTTATTTGGTCTGGAATACGCGAAATACACAGATGAAACGGCTGATATTTTTGAATCCGAATCATCTGATCGTTCCTTTGAAGAGGAAACGAAACTGTCAGGTTTTAGTGCAGCCCCTGTGAAAGATGAGGGGGCAGCTATTGCCTATGACAACGCACAAGAGGCATGGACAGCTCGGTATGTGCATGAAACAGTTGCTATGGGATTTTCACTCACTGAAGAAGCGATTGAAGATAACTTGTACGACTCTCTTTCTGCACGTTATACGAAAGCTCTCGCCCGTGCTATGGCGTACACTAAACAGGTTAAAGGTGCAAAAATCTTAAATGATGCCTTTACTGCTGGTGTTACCTATGGTGATGGAGAGGTTCTATGCTCTACTGCACACCCGTTGGTTTCGGGTGGTACTAACAGCAATCGTCCTACTACTGGCGCTGATTTGAATGAAACTTCTCTAGAAGCGGCTATTATTCAAATTGCTGGGTGGACTGATGAACGTAGTCTTTTGATCGCAGCTAAACCTGCTAAACTTATTATCCCCCCTGCGCTGCAATTTGTAGCGACTCGGATTCTGGATTCTGAGTTACGGGTGGGTACTGCGGATAATGACATCAATGCATTGCGTAATAACGGGTCTATACCTGGTGGTTACTCGGTCAATCATTATGTGATTGATCCTAATGCGTGGTTTATGCTGACAGATGTGCCAAATGGATTAAAACACTTTATACGAACCCCTATGTCTACTTCTATGGATGCGGATTTTGATACTGGCAATAGTCGGTATAAAGCCCGTGAGAGATACTCTTTTGGTGTCTCTGATCCATTGGGAGTATATGGGTCGCCAGGTGCTACGTAATCTTCCCTTGTAAAGCTTTGTGCTTTTCAAAGCCCACTTCGGTGGGCTTTTTTTATTGAGTTTTTGAGTACCTCATGCTATATATTCAAATTCCGAGAACAATTAATGTGTCTGACAGACTCGGCTGACGACATGCAGACAGACACAATCACTCGCATGTGAGGATTTAGCAATGGCTCTAACTACCTTTCAAGGTCCAGTACGCTCGCTTGGCGGATTTTATTCTCAAGGCCCAGCGGCTACTGTTACTCTTACCACCGATACCACTCTTAGCCCCACGACCCACGGCGGCAAGATTATTCTCCTTAACAATTCATCACTGACCCTCACGCTTCCTGAGATTAGCGTGGCGGCTGATCCC